CAAGAGGCTATTGAGCATCATTGGATTGGCTCCTCCGCTGTCAGTTTAATGTCTTGATCGGACTAATGGATTACTTGTTTATCTATTTGATTAATACTTCTTCTTCAACCATTCTTTGGTTTCGAGTCCGTATCTTACTCTGATTGCATATACGTTTTCTTTTTGATATTCAATACACTCTTTACAAGTCTTGAATCCAAGTTTTGACATACAATCACATTTTAGATCTTCTTCTTTTATTCCCATTGTGTTGTCTCCTGCGATTTAATGAGAGGCAATATAGCTATAATATAACTATCTTATTTGCTTCCCAAGCAATCACCTTGCTATATTACCATAAGCGAGACGATGGATAAAGTTTACGGTCGCCTTTTTGCTTAATCAAAATAAGGATCAAAGTAAGTATCGAACTTTCCTATGACTTCATTAAAGGCAGGTCTCATGTATGGTTTAGGTCGCGATCCTGAATGCTCCTTAATGTATCTCCATTTTCCTGTAGCATCATCTTTTGTTTTAATTAAGACTGGACTGTTGATCATATGTGGGCTTGTCCCAAATTCGACATTAGGAGCATATTCTACATTAGTTCCTATAATTTTCTTTGGAGGTGTCTCAATAGTAGGAGTAGGCCCACGATCAACTGTAATACTGGATCTAAGTAATCCAGTTATGACAGATTCGTTTTGCGTTAAACGTTGTTGAGCTAACGTCTGCATATCGTCTGCCATGTCATCAAAAACTAAACCTAATACTTCAGGAGCAATTGCTACTCTCTGATCTATTACTTTCTTTAAGAATTTATTAATTCCTTCATGATCGTTAAAATTCTTAGTTTCTTTCATCTTAAACTAAAGACTTTACCTGATCCTTTCCTTTTTATTTTATCTAATTCATGATCAAGCTTTTTTCTTTTGTTTACAAAATTAGCCATTCTTCTTGTTCTCATTTGTTGTTTAACCATCTCATTCTTTCCGTTCTTCCAAGCTCTTTCAGACTCATGATCTTCACAATAACCATTAGGTGATAAGTATTCTGAAGTCTCATAGACTCCACATTTTTTACATCTTCTTACACTACCCATGATTTCCTATTGCACCACCCTTGATATAACTGTTCTTTGATTAGGATGTAACAAAGAATTACCGCTTAAAGTTAATCCATGTCTTGAACCTATTTCTTGTTGTAATGTAATCAATTCACTTAATGTCAATCCTCCTCTTGGAATCTCTCTTGCTAAGTCTCTATGTGCATCACAAGTTCTTGCTCCTAATGCTACGATCAGAGTATATTTGTGTTCTTTAGGTTTCTTAGTGATCTTTCCTTGTTCAAATAATAATTTCTTATTAGCTTCAAGTTTCTTAAATGAAGATAACCTGCCTTCATTTGTTGCATTAATAATCTCTGTTCTTGCTATTCTTGTAAGTTTATAAGTTTCCGTTTGAACAACTTCTCTTAAAGATCTAACAACAGAAGGAATAGATCTTTGATCTGCAAAAGATTCAGCAATTACTGTCTGGATCTTTCTATTAACATCATTATAATAATCATCTGAAAGGATCAGACCATGATCTACTACCTGATCCATAGCTTGTTGATCTGCTAAATTCCAATCTACTACATCTTCAAAAGCTACTGCTTTAATTAATTCTTTTGTTTTATCTGCTGCATCTATTTGTCTAACTCTTGCTTTAGCCCATGAGAAACCTGAATCACCTCCCCATAATAACCATGCAATATATCCGTTACTTGGATTACTTGAATTGCCCCAGTTCTTACCTTTCTTATCTACTTCATGTCTACTAAAATATGATTTCATACGTTTACAAGTTCGAGGTGATAAATTCTTTCTATTCTTAATATCTCTTGCTCTTGCTACACCAATAGCAGTTCCTCCTCTACCAAACTCTTTACGATACTCTAAACCTTTAGTTGCATTTTTAGACATAGATTCAGTAGGTTTAAAATTAATGTGACTATACTTATCTTTGTTTGTTTTACTTATGCTTTTGTTTAAAGAAACATTCTCTTCTTTTAATCCTTCTTTGTAACCATGCAAATATGCTTTCTCAGAATCCTCTTGGATTGAAGCAATAAGTTTAGATCGTAATCCTAATAGGATTGTGTCAGTTATAGTTCTAATTTCACTAAGTCGAGAAACATTAGCCAACTGTTTAAATTCTACGTTAATGATCCTTCTAAGATCTCTTCTTAACGTTGAAATATATCCGCTGGTTCTTCTTGCTCCTCTTCCTCCAGCGATTCCGTCATATCTGGGGATTGTATCACCTCTGGTAAAATTAGTTCACCATCAGGATCAAGATCTAACTCAATACCAATGGCTTGAAACTTGCTTATTATGTCTGCTTTTGTTGATAAATTTTGTAACCTCATTTGTTCGTTTTCTTCATTGATCTCTGAGAATTTAAATTCATAATCAGTGATCTTCATTAATTCTAATAATTTATTAGCAAACCCGATCTCAATACATTCTTGAGTTTCCATGATCGTTCTATCCATCATAGTTATTTGTTCACCTTCTGCGTTTAAACCACCAATACCTGCCGTATTACCGACTGCTAAGGGCATTACACCATAAGCTGCATTAACGTCACTATTAATCTTTTCAAGATATGGCAACATTTCTAACTCTGACATATTAGGCATAACTGGAACAAATCTTGCACTTGATCCTCCTTCTCCAGAACTTATGATCGGAACAAAGTTAGGATTTCTTTTTGTTTCTTCAGCAATATATTCACCTAATCTTGACAAGCCTTTCTCATCAACGTTTGGAATATCTAAGAATCCTTTAGGTGGTCTTTCTAATCTATAAATCTTATTTTGATACTTCTCAATTGCTAAACCTGTTTCGATCTTCCTTGCTAATCCTAAGATTGGTGATTGACCATACAATCTTGCTGATGCTGAATACTTGTTAAAGTGTATAATTTCATCTCGAGCAAAAGGAATCTCTTCATCTTCATCTTCAAACACATATGCTACAGGAACAGTCAATGATCCATCTTCAGGATCAAACTCCTGATCTTCCATAGTCTTTCTTGTGATCGGATTCATCCTTAATGTTTTCTGGAACCTACCAAACCGATCTGTCATAAATCTCATTTTCTTAGCATCTTCAATCCATAGTTGTTTAACCTGCTTACCTACAAGATTGCCACTTTCATCTCTAATGTAATCATAAACTATAGACACCCAGCAATCATCAAAGATTTCTAATTGTCTTGCTACTGCTTTAAAAAATTCCATGCCTGAAATGTCAGCGTCACCTGCTGAAGGATCACGCAATAATTTCTCTAATACTTCTTTCTGAATCTCAGAAGGATTATCTACTATTGGATCTAACTGCCAACCCTTAGTAACTGTTTGTGATGCTATCTTAGTAATTACAGTTCTAAGGTGAGAATAGTTATCTGCTAAATACTCTAAATAATACTGATCATATGGCGGTTGCATTTTGTCAGGAGCATTTGAATATTCTGCTGATGCTGAATCATAGGTAGGTGTTCTTGCCTCTTTAACCAATTGATTATCAAGATATTCTTGAATCCCTGATTTCTTGACTGGCTTTGATTTGAATCTATCGAATATACCCATATTACCAATCTGGATCAGACCGTCTATACCTATTAAGCTTATCCCTAATTTCGGGTTGTAAAGTGTAAACTTTAATGGATCTTTCGACTATTGCAGCCATTGTAGTCCCATTAACTTTTGCTAAATCTTTAATGTCTCTTTTAACCAGCTCATTAAATTTTCTTAACTCTAACCTAACCATAAATAAAAAAACGAATAGTAAGATCAAGGTGATCACTCGGAAACAACTTTGGGATAAAGTTAAAATGATTTGTCTTACTACCCATTAGTCACAAGTTAGAACACACATATAAAAGTATATCGCAACCTATAAACTCATTATTATTTGCCACAATACATCTAAAAAGATATACAAAAAGGCAAAAAAGAATATTAATTTTATTAGATCTGATTCAGACGGGATGCTCAAAAGTTATCCCAAGAAGTAAACACTATACCTTTAGATTCTATTTCTTGAATAGCTAATTCACACATCCACAAAGAAACTACAGAGTCAGCAGTATGTCCTTCTAACTTACCATTGTTATTCCAAGTCAATTGCATTAAACCATCTACTAACTTTTTAGATCCGACTGGCCCCTGATCTTGACTTTCTTTATCCCACGGGATCCTGTAATGTCCTTGTTCCATTCTTAATGCGATCACAGGAATACCGATCTGGCCATGATGTTTCTCTGATCCTGTATTGTGTTTAGCAATCGGTAACCCTGCTAAAGTTTCAGCAGCGTGAGCAACTAATCTTTGGAATCCATTAGTCTCGATCATGATTTTAGTTGGATTGTATTTACGAGACATTGAGACTATATTATCTACTTGTTTTCTTAACCAGCCTTCACCTTCAGCCATCACCTTTCCTGTCCATTGATAAATTATTTGTCGATCATTAGTATC